CGAGAAGAGGCGGGTCAAGGAAGCGATGGAGGGGGTGGAGGTCCTGTGTGACTACATCCGCTTCCTCGAACGGCAGGACCACGGGGTGGTGTTGACCGGTGACCTGAACACCCGGGACGCGCACCGCTCCACCACGTGGGTGGACACGGGGGAACGGTTCAAGGCGCTGGGCCTCAACTACCGGGCCGTCGGCCTAGACTGGATCGTCTGGAACTCCCGCCTTCAACTTCACGCCCTTGGTGTGATCGAGAAGGAGCAGGCCCATTCGGACCACAGGGGTCTGGTCGGGGAACTCGGATGGCGACAGTAGACAGCAGCGGAAAGGGAATAGACGTGGACTTTTCGACACCGGACGGTATCTGGAAGGCCGTGCAGGAGTGCCCGGTCCATCCCGTGAAGACGGACGAGGACTGCGAGGCGTGTGACCACGAGATCACGCAGCGCGGGGCGATCATCGACCAGATGAAGGCACGGGCCACCGAGACGATGAAGGGGCTGGCCCAGTACGACGTGCAGATTCCCCCGCACGTGATGCAGGAACTCCGCATGGACGTTCTCCTCGACAGCCTGATCCGGGACCAGCGCCAGCAGTTGCAGTTCGAGGGTGAGGTCGGGCGGCGGATGATCATGACCCTGAAGAACATCCACGAGCAGGTGAAGCAGCCCACCCTGCACGTCCCCGACAACGTGCGACCGATGAGGAAGAAGTGACCTTCAACAAGCGCAAGGTCACCTTGGCGCTCGGGGTCATCGAGGTCCTGATCGTGGCGGTAGACCTGTACGGCTACGTGAGGATTCGGCAGGGCAAGGGGCTGTTCTAGTGCCCACGCAGGTCCTCCACCCGGGCGCGGTCTCACTGGTCCATCCCGGGTTCGGTGGTCATCACCCGTCATCCACCGTGGTCGGCAGCCCTCCCCAGTGGGACGACGGGAACGACGCCACGTACGGGCACATCCACACCAACGTGAGCACCACTCAGCGCACGAACATGTGGGCACCCCTTGACCTGCTGACCGAATCGGGCACTGTCGTCTCGGTGCTCGGCACGTACCGGGTCAGCATGACCACCGCGTCTTCCTTCGGGTTCTTGGGTCCGTGGTCGTACGACGGCGTGATCACGTCATCGGGATGGACGCCGGGGAGTCTCGGGTCGTATGGATCGATCCCGGGACTGACGATTGCCAACAGCGCGGCGGGGATCGTGGACATCACCGTCGACTTCTCGTGGGCCATCACGATGGAACCTGACTTCGTTCCACTTCTGAGGTCCGGGGCTTATCTTTGGTTCGGGTTCACACAGGGCTTCGACTACGACCTGAAGGTCCACGAGGCGTACCTGACCGTGGAACTGGCAGCGGGCGGATGGAAGGTAGGGGCCATATGAGCGTCGCCTACTCGACCCAGTTCAAGATCAACCGCCTGCCCCACGACGACGACGAACTCTGGTGGACCGTCTTCGCGCTGTTCGGGTACCGCATCCCCCGGGTCTCGGTTTGTCCGGGCCACACGGCCCCGTTCACGGCCTTCGCAGATGCCTACTTCGCCCGGTACCCGTCGATGGTCTGGAAGGCGTCACGAGGGCTGGGGGGCAAGTCCCGGACCCTTGCCGTGCTGGGGCTGACCGAAGCGGTGCTGCTGAGCGTGGAGGTCACGGTTCTGGGTGGTTCGTTCGCGCAGTCCAAGAACGTCCACGACGCGACGAAGGAGGCGTGGGACTGGCACGCGGCACCTAGGCACCTGATCGAGAGGTCGAACCAGTACGACACGATCCTGCACAAGACCAGCCCCGGTGCCCTGAAGGGGGGGCACCTGCGGACCCTGACCGCATCCCAGACCTCCGTCCGTGGTCCCCACCCCCCGCGCCTGCGGATGGACGAGATTGACGAGATGGACCAGAACATCCTCGATGCCGCCCTTGGACAGCCGATGGAGCAGGTGGGGGTGAACGGGTTCGTGATCCCGACCCAGACCGTTATGTCCAGCACGCACCAGTACCCCGACAAGGCGATGTCGGAGATGATCAAGCGGGCACGGGCAGCAGGGCACCCGGTCTACGAATGGTGCTACCGCGAGACCTCGAACCCCACCGACGGTTGGCTGACCCCGCAGGCCATCGAACGGGCCCGCTCGGTCGTGTCCCAGTACATGTGGGAGACCGAGTACGACCTTCAGGAGCCGTCGTTCGCAGGGCGGGCCATCGACACGGACTCGGTGGAGAGGGCGTTCAACCCGGACTGGGGCACCTTCAACGGCGACTCGATGGTTGCCACCCCGAAGCAGGAAGGCCGCCACTACCTCACGGCGGTCGACTGGGCGAAGCACCGGGACCAGACGATCATCACCACCTTCGACACCACCGAGCACCCGTGGCGGTGCGTGGCGTGGCAGAAGGTCCAGCACCTTCCGTGGCCCCTCCTCGTCGGCAAGGCCGTTCAGCAGTGGCGGGTCTACGGGGACCGGTTCGTCCACGACCGCACGGGCGTGGGGGAGTTCGCGCACGACGAAGTGCGGGCACAGGTGAGCACGGGGGAGTTCGCCAAGGTCACGGGTGTGGTGATGGGCGGGGGCCGGGATCGTGACGCCCTGTACAACGACTACATCGCGGCCATCGAGCACGACGACATCAGGTACCCCCGGATCACGTGGGCGTACGACGAGCACAAGTACGTGACGCCCGACGCCCTGTTCACGTCCAAGGAGCACGCCCCCGACTCAGTGGTGGCAGGAGCGCTGGCGTGGTCCCAGCGGAAGCGGTCCGTGGGAGTGGCGGGCCCGGGTGGTGGTCGGCGTGCAAGTAGCCCGTGGGAGGTCTGACCCCCGATACCCTGTGCGCAGTCGTGTGATCAACGGAAGGCAGCGGTATGGCGAACGGTGAGGTCGGGGCCTCTGGCCTCAACGTCTCAGCGGGCAACCTTCAGGAAGAACTGCACCCCAACCTTCAGGGTCGGCAGGCGCTGGACACGTGGAAAACCATGTCCGACTCAGATTCGGTGGTCGGGGCCATTCTGTTCGCCATCGAGATGCTGGTGCGGCAGGTCAACTGGCGGGTGGACAAGGAAGACGCCCAGCAGGTCCATGCCGACCATCTCGAATCCTGCATGGACGACATGTCGATGTCGTGGGGAGACTTCATCTGCGAGGCGTTCTCGATGCTGCCCTTCGGGTGGGCGTTCCACGAGATCGTGTACAAGCAGCGGAAGGGCTACCAGAAGCCCGGTGCCAAGGAAGCCTCCTCCAAGCACAAGGACGGGAAGGTCGGCTGGCGGAAACTGCCCCTGCGGGCGCAGGAGACGCTGGACCGGTGGGAGTTCGGGGAGGACGGCGGTCTGGTCGCCATGATCCAGAAGCCCCCGCCCGACTACCGGGACCGGGTGATCCCGATGGAGAAGGGGCTGCTGTTCCGGACCAAGGTCTACAAGGGCAACCCCGAAGGACGCTCGGTCCTGCGGTCCGCCTACGTGTCGTGGTTCTACAAGAAGCGCATCCAGCAGATCGAGGGCGTGGGGATCGAGCGGGACCTCGCCGGGTTCCCCATCTTCTGGCTCCCGTCCGCCTTCCTCGCGGACGACGCGCAGGAGGAACAGAAGTCCGTGGTCGCGGCCTTCAACGAGATGGGCAAGAACATCCGGCGCGACAAGCAAGAGCACATGATCATGCCGCTGGAGTACGACCAGAACGGGAACAAGGTCTACGACTTCACCCTGACCAACGCGGGCGGTACGAGGGCGTTCAACACCAGCGAGATCATTGCGCGGTACAACAAAGAGATCGCCATGTCCGTGCTCGCGGACTTCATTCTGCTGGGGCACGAGAACGTGGGCTCGTTCGCCCTGTCGTCGGACAAGACGGACCTGTTCGCGGTGGCCCTTGGTACCTTCCTCGACCAGATCGAGGACGTGCTGAACCGGTACGCGGTCCCGAGGCTGTTCGAGTTGAACGGCTTCCCGATGGACAACCTGCCGAAGATCAGCCACGAGGACATCGAGACCCCGAACCTCGGTGATCTGGGCACCTACATCGGCGCGCTGGTCAACGCGGGCGTCCCGCTGTTCCCCGACGACGAACTGGAGGCGTACCTGCGGGAGGTCGCTGGGCTTCCAGAACTGTCGGAGGAGGTCAAGCGGGCCCGCGAGGAGCGGCAGCAGGAAGGAATGGACGATGAGATCGGAGCCGCTGGTGGTGGAAGTGGCGAAGGCGGTGATGCCATCGGTGACCTCGAACGCGAGCAGGGACAGTCTGGTGGCGGAAAGCCTTCTGGTGGAGGTCAGCAAGGCGCTCCCGCAGGCTGATCTGGTCGAGGTCAACGACGCCGCTGCTGACCTGATGCGGCGGCAGGCCGGTGACCTGATCGCGGACCTGAGCCTCGCCAAGAAGAAGACCGTTCGCCGTCTGGTGGCGCAGGCCACGGAGGAGGGGTGGTCGGATGCCACCCTGAAGCGCCGTCTGGCGTCGGTGATCGGGCTGGACACCCGTCGGGCTCAGGCCGTCCAGAACTTCAGGACGGGTCTGCTGAAGAACGGCACCCCTCCCGGGCGTGCCGAACGGCTGGCGGACCAGTACGCCCGTCGCCTCCTGAAGGAGCGCATCCGGATCATCGCGGAGACCGAGATGAGGAAGGGTCTGCGGGACGCCCAGCGCCTTGTCTGGAAGCAGATGCAGGAGAGGGCGGACTTCAGCCCCTACGCCGTTCGGGTCACGAAGGTGCAGGATGGCTGTTGCGCGACGTGCAGGTCCGAGAACGGGTCGCGGCGATCCCTGAAGGACATCCACAGCGGGCCTCCCTTCCACCCGAACTGCCGGTGTCAGGAAGAAGTGGTCGACCGGGGCGTGGAGAAGTCCTCGGGGAACCCTGAAGGCGATGGGAGCATGGTCCCCATGATCGAGAAGGCCATCACCCCGGGCGGTCGGGTCGGGGATGCGTCCAGCCTGAACGTCTCCCCCAAGAAGAACTGGGTCGAGAACGCGGGAGGGCTGCCGAAGTACATCAGGATGGTCGCCCACGCCATGATGCGGAAGGGCAAGTCCCGGTCTCAGGCCATCCAACTTGCCATCGGCATCGTCCGGAACTGGGCCTCGGGTCAGGGGAACGTGTCCGCGAAGGTTCGGGCGGCTGCGGCGAAGGCGGTGGCCGAGTTCGAGGCGAAGCGGAAGAAGGGCAAGGTCAGCAAGGCCGACGAGACGACGTGGAACATGGCTGACTACCAAGAGATCGTGAAGCAACTGGAAGCGGATGGCGTCTGATGGCCCTCGACTCCTCGTTCCGGCACCGGGACCGGGTGCAGAAGCACCTGCCGGGGCAGCACGACCAGCAGTCCCACAGTGGTGGCGGTGGACTCGATGACTTCCTCCAGAAGGTCTACGACTTTCAGGTGAAGATGCGGGACGCCAGCCACGAGGACGCGATGGCCGAGGTCGAGCGTCGTCGGGTGATCCGGGACAAGGCGCTGGAGGTCAAGCGTGAGAACCTGCGGAAGCGGCTGACGGACCTGAACGAGCCTGCGGACAAGTGGCTGGAGATGTACCCGGACCTCGATTCGTTGCAGCGGA